CGGTCCCTTCTTACGGCCTTGTGGATGTGACCCGCAGGCCCTGCATTTCTAAGGCGTCGAGCAGCCTGCTTACTACTGCCGCCCGCGCGCAGCGGTCACCCCCGTTTGCCGCTACAAGCGGGCCGTAATCGTTGGCGAAGGAAACCGCCGCAATCTCCAGCTTCTCGCGCAGTCTGTCTTTTAGCTCCGGTAGTGTTGGCATCTTATGCGGTCCCTTGTTGCTATGAAAACCAGGCGACGGCGACAAACACCAGTAGCCAAATGACCGTCTGCGCGTTTCGTGGTCCAGCGGTTTCACGCCTTATAACTTCGGCATCGGCTTCATCGATAATCCTCATTTCGGTCCATTCAGCAAGATCGGCCAGCGATGGGCGGAGTTTCCGATTGCACGAGAGACAGAAGATCCCGCCGGTGCCATTCCTAATCGGTACAAAGCATTTGCAGTACGTCATCTCGTGCGGTCCCCTGTTGCGTTTCTTCCCCTCACATATACGCACTCTATCCCAAACAGTCAAGTTGAAATTGCGAAAATAAATGTTGACCCGTCGCGGTTCGCTTGCTATATAGAGCGCATGGATATCGGATATGGATATGAAGTTCACGAAGACGCTTTCGCGGGCCTCGGCTGCGGCAGGGTCTACATCGACACGCGAAAAACCAAGCGCTCTGAGCTTGAGCAGATGATTGAACTGGGCATCCGCCCCGGCGATACAGTCATCCTTCGGCGCGACGCTCATATTCCCAAGACAATGCTCGCCAGGGCGGCGGTGGAAGCGATTGCACCGATCCGGGTGGTTGAGCCTGTGAAAGAGCCGCGCAAGCCCGGCCCGCGCCCTGAGTTCACGCCTACGGGCGACACACGCGAGGCCCTGAGTGCCATCTGGTTCAATCGTGGATACACAACGCGCGGCGCATTGGCGCGCATGTCAGAGGTCTACGGCAAGCCTGTGAAGCGCATGGCGGCTTATGGCGCATTCGGCAAGCGCGGTATGCGCTCGACGGGAAATTGAAGGGAGCCTAAACCGTGGAAAGATTCTGGCGCATTGAAAAGCAGGAAGACGGTAAGTTCGTCCTGATTATCGCTGGGCGTCGGCTGGAAAACCTGACGCGGCAGCAGACTGCCGGACTCGGTGACATGATGAACGCACACGAAGATAAAGTTCGCGATGATCTGAAATTCAGGATTCGCGATCTTCTCGGCGCATCATCGGACGATGACTGAAGGGAGCGATGAAGATGACACTTGAGCAAGCAAACGCCCAGCAGCGCGCAGCTATCGCGTCGGGGGCGGCCTCGGCCACTGGCAGTGCTGCGAGTGCGGCAGGCTGCATGGCAGCAATAGGAGCCGCGCTCTTTGGTCTTGTTGCGATCTTTGGATGAAAACGTAAGGAGCCAAAGAGTGCGTATGCCCAGCTACATTGCAATGACCACTAAGGAGGCTGTACGCGACCAGGAGGATCTGTTGCTCAACACGGTTCTGCTGCGCCAGCGCATGACGCGAGCTCAGACGGCTATGAACGCAATAGAGCCTGGCCTTACCGCTCAGGATATCGTGGACGGGGTTAAACTGAGCCACCAGGAGTATCTTGATCTGGTGCGCCGAGCCACAGGTCAACACGAAACGTAAGGAACGGTGAGGGTGGAGCCGATATGGAAGCAGTGCAAGCCGTGCCCTTTCTGCGGGACGCCAGCCGAAGCAGCGTCGTCCGAGGATGAGGAAGAGCGAGTTTTCTGGTTTATTGAATGCCGAAAATGTTCGGCCACAATGGATCACTACGGCGGCGCCAACTATCTCGTTTCCGCGTGGAACCAACGAGCGAAAATTTAAGGAGCCTAGAAATGAAAGAGGTCAATATCAGAGTTGCCGTGGCGCTTGCGGCGGACGGTCACTACATGGTTTGCGAGGACACGCATCCCGATCCTGATGGTGGCACCCACATTGAACAGGCGCGGTGTTGGATGTTCAAGAGTGGACACCAACCGATAGACACCTTTTGGATCGAGGCAACCGTGCCCCTGCCGGAGGCGGACAAGGTCCGGTCGTTGTCGGCAGTAGTGAGAGATCAGTAGGGAGCGGATTAAGGTGCCAAAAACCAGCGACGGATGCTACGTGATATGCCCTTACTGTGGCGAGAAGCACGGCGACGCTTGGGAATGGTTCCGGGGCGAAGATGCCCGCCGCGCGGACTGCCAGGCGTGCGGGCGCGAATTCATCTGCTGGGCTGAAAACGACGTGACTTACTACGCTAGAGACGCGGAGGGCGGCGATCTGCTAAAAGCTGCCTTGCAGCGATAGGAGCGGTTCAGTCAACCCGCAAGACACCACACTCTCGCACCTTCGCTCAAAACCCGCCTAAACCCGAGGCACGCCATCCAGCGCCGCACCGGCCGGGTGTTCGACGTGACCAGGCTCATAAGCTCAACGCACGGCGCTTTTGCTGCTACGGCTCTCAGGTGATCCCGTGCGGCGAACACCGGCGCCGGATCCCTCGTCAACATCCGCGGCGTCGTCAGCAACCACGAGTACCAGCGCCCCGGCGCCTTATCCCAGCCGAAGATCGCGATCGGCTCCCCGTCCTTGACGAAAGCAACCGCATCCTCCTCCGGTACTCGTGCGGCGAAAAACCCAAGAGTTTCTTCGGGTCCGAGTTTCAGCGCCTTGATGTCTAGAACGCTGGCATCGGAAAGGTCGACAACCACCTTGAGAATGTCCTCGCGAACAGCCGGGCGAACAGAGATCACTGCTGCTCCTGTTTCTCGAAATGAAGCGCCATGCTCGATAGCGTAAGCAGCCCGGCACTCTTGCCGGTAAGTTTGAACGCAACGTGCGAAGTCTTACCGCCGAGTTTCGCATGCGGTAGATCGTACGTGGTATGCCGGAAAATACCGGCGTTCAGCTCTTTGGTGTCGTCTCTTGGATTCGGTAGCACCTTGACTTCCCACTCGCCAACGCAAGCCAAGTCCATGCCGGTTATCATCTTTATGCCGGCTTCGTCCTTGGCGCTGACGAACGGAAGTTCAACAAGCGGAACGCCCGTCACATCGTCGTCGAACTCTGTTCCAGACACACCACCGTACAAGTAGATCGTCGTTGCGTCGCGCACGTAAAGCCGTCGCGGAGTGCGAGCGATTTCTGTTGGCGTGAAACTCGGCTCCATGTACGTCCACGCGCTGATCTTCACTTTCGGATAGCGGCTCAGGATGAAAATGCGCGGACCCATCAACAGGAAATAAAGATTGTCTTTGGGCTCCACCGCAGCCTGCGCCAAAGGCAGTTTGCTCTCGTCAAGCGTCGCGGCGAAGTCCTGCACAAAACTGTCGATCACGGTGCCAACGTCATCTACGCTGGCATCGCCAGAGGAATCGCGCGCCTGGATCGATCGCAACCCGGATTCATCCAAGTAGAACACATCGCGGTTGCCGTAGGAAAGGACGCTGTGCCGTGCGCGAGTTCCGCTGTTGCGCAGCGTCGTTACCAAGCTATTCAGGCTGTTGTCGGCGCTCAGCGAGTATACGTAGACATTGTCCTCACTAAAGATCGCCGTCAACCCGTTGTAGTCGGTCATGCCTATCAGAAGCTCAGCGCCATCGCTATCGTTGCTGACGTTTATGAACCCGGCGTCGGACACAGTGGTTGTGGTCGTCCAGTCGGTTGGCGTGTTGATGACGCAATACTGTACCAGCGACGCCACTTGGCTGTAGACCCGACTCCGATAAATGTAGAGCGATTTTCCGGTTGCAGCGCCGCGGCCGGTCGCCTTGTAGTCTGTTCCGTTGATCGTTACCGTAAACTGATCGTCGGCTTCCTGCGTGCCAATGAGCGCCGCAGTTACAACCTGTGCGACAGCAACGACCGCGGTCACCCCGCCGGAAACGTTGACGTCAGTCGTTGTCACGTTGCTGGTGGCGGGGATGACGGCGGCAACTACGTGCCCGTTGACCGTGGCGCCGGTGCCGACAGCAGCCGTGATCGTGACGGTGTCTCCAGCCGATATGGCGGTGTAGCCGTGGGTCGAGGTGTTGTTGTTGATCGCGGTAACCAGCGCACTCGCCGTGCCGGAGTCGGAAGACACCCAGTCGACCGGAGCCGATAGCAGAGACACGCCGTTGACGGTTATGTCGCTGATCACGTTAACCCCGACGGCAGAGCTGCCACCGGTAACCTGGATGCTGCCAGTCGCCTGCACCTCAGCCACGGCTGCGACGTTCGCCTGCACCGTGGTCAGTGTGATGTCTTGATCGGCAATTCCGGCGCCGTTAACTGTGGCCTTAGCGGACGTGAACGCAGTGCCGGGGGTCGTGGCGGTAATCAGAATGGTTTCTCCGAAGGACTGCGCCTCGACGGCTGCGTCTTCGGATATTTTGGAAGCCAGATACTGCGCCAAGATTGTGTAGCTGAAGATGCTGTCGGCCACAGTGTCCCAGCTTGTGACGCGCGCTGAATCGTAGAAGTGATAAACGTTCCCATCGTCGTACTCGGCAATGACGTACATCTTGCCGGCGAACGCCTTGGCGTCGAGGACACGGGTCATGGCGGGAGTGTTGGGAGCGATCAACTGCTGGAAATTAACGCCGGCGGGGATGGTGGCGGAGAGGTTGGTATCGTCGAAAACGAAAAGTTGCTCGCCTAGAGTGGCAAGGCCGTGTGAGCCAGCGGGGAGGGTAAATCGAGACACGAATTTCTTCGTGCGCTTGATATCGCCGCCGCGAGTGATGTGGACGTTCTTTCCGGTCCACAGGGTTCCGGGGATCCCGCTGACTCGCTCGCGGCGCCGGTCCATTCCGAACTTGAAGTCGCTGATCAGGAGATAGGGCACTATGACCCTATGCGAATAGAAGCTCGGCTGCGCCTGACTTCATCTGCGGCGCTGCCGACACCTATGCGATGGCGCTTGGCACCGCCGGTTGAAGCGCGTCCTTTGAGCGACTGGAACCGGGCGGCGGCTTCGGAAAGTACGACGCTCGCGTCCTCGGACTTCTGCCGCGCCAAGAATTTGGCAGTAGCGAACAGCAGGACCATTTCATCGTCAAGGAACAGCGTATCTGCGTCGTTCACCAGTTTAGGGATTGACCGTATCCCGGTTAACTGCAGATCCATGTCGTTGCTGGACGGTACGGGCCACACTTCGATTTGCGGAGTGCCGGCCACATCGCGAACGTCCCACGCCAGCACGGGGTCGTTACGCTCGGGGGTAGTGGCCTCGGAATCGAACTCAGCGTATTCGTCGAAGCCGATGCCGCGATCGATACGTATTGGCTCGTCGTTCCACCAAACAGCGACCGTCTCTACCCTCTCGACGTTGAGATCGGCCGGAAAATTGTAGAAGCGCTGGCCAGCGCTGAGCGGAATCTTAGTAAAGACACGCCGCAGGAAGGGCCAGTCGTGCTCGTCATAGAGAGTGGCGTAGACGCGGTTGATGACCCGCTTCAACTGAGGCAGGTCATCAACGCCGACGGATACGTCGGGCGAGCGGCCAAGCTCCTCTCGGAGCATTGTCTGAAGCTCCAGAAAAGTTTCGCCTCGGGCCATGATTTACGCAACCAGCGCTGCGCCAGGCTCAACGTCGACGCCGGGGGGAATGATCTGAACCGGAACCTGCTCCGTCGGCTCGTAGTCACCGTCGAGTTCATGCGGAAGCGGTACGGTTGAGGGGCCGAAGACGCGCTGCACAAAGCCGCGTTTGGTGGCGTCGTTACTCTCGAAGATGTGCATGAGGCGACCGCGCTCCTCCTTCTGGGTGCGCAGCTTTTTGCCAACCTTCGCGAACTTGCCAGTCGGCGTCGGGTCGACGATTGAATCAGATCCGTGGATGCTGCCGTACAGCATAATCTCCGGCGCAGTCACGTCGTTCTTGCGAACTTCGTTGTAGCGGCTGCCGCCGAGTCGAACCACAACGTTGTAGAGCTTGAAATTGTTGGCTTCCGCCATGGGTAGTCTCCTCAGTAGTGTGCGGGGGCGACTACCGCCCCCGCTGGTATCAGGTTAGCCAGCGAACTGAGCCACGCCCTTGTCGGTCGGGTCAGCGCCCCAGACGAGCAGCTTGAACGCCAAGGCGCCGTCAGTTGCCGAGTTGGGATCGTAGGTGCCGCGAACGTCGCCTGTGGTCGCCGTAGCAACGGTGTCGACGCCGGCGACAACAGTACCGGCAGTAGGAGCCGCACCATCTTCCATCTCCTTCAGCACGTAGCCGAGGTCGGGAAGCCGGATCGGCAGGCCGAGAACATCGCCCGTGCCGAAATTGAGGGTGTTAGCCTCGGCATCGGCAGCCGCCGTGATGGCGATAGAACGAACCCACTTGAACGCCTTGAGCGTGGCATCGACCTGGGAAGTGCCGGTAGCCGCGACAGTCAGGGTCTCTGACATGGTAGCGCCAAAGACATCCTGCCCGATGATCTTGATCGTCATGGCCACGACAGACGAGCCGTGGGTGACGGTCGAAACCAAGTTGCGCGCAACATCGAGTTCCCAGTAGTTCACGCTACTCCGAACAACCACCGGCGCCGCGCCATCGGTCGGCGTAGTGCCGTCCGTGTCGGGCGTGTAAGTGACAGTTTCGGTATCCGGCAACTCCGTGCTGGTAGCTGCCTTGACCAAGAAGTCGGCGTCCAGAACGTCCGGAGCGCCGAGGTCAATCATTGCGACGGCGCCGATCGAGACGCCCTCGATATTGGCGTTATGGAGGTCAAGTTCGTCGTCGACCCCCATCAGGTCGAGCTGAATCCGAGCACGATCGCCGGCCGCAATGGTCGTAGAGCCATTGTATGTGACCGTGATGTTCGACGTGCCGAACGCCAGCGTGAAGTCGGCTGGATAGGCATACAGCTTCTGGTGCCCGTCGACCCACAGCGAGTGGTTGCGGGTGTTTTCGTAGTTACCCGCGTTGGTGCCGGCCGGGTAGCCGACAGTGAAGGTGCCTGCGCTCGCTACGGCGGAGGCGATGTTGGCTTCTGCAGTCTTGAAAGACATGATCGCTCTCCTTATGCGAACGCGTAAACGCCGTGGGCGTTCCGCTGGCGACAGATAAGACCGCCAACCCAAGTTGCGGCGCGGTAAAACGTGTACTTGTTCTCCGGACGCGCGGGCTGGTGCTTCTTCATGTTCTCTCCTTCAACGACCATCCCGAAGAGGTGACGGGGGTCGATGACGTAGAGATACTTGGAGAGGCCGAGGTCGTCGAGGGTCGGGTCATACTGAACCGCGTTGCCCTTGAACGCCATGTCGGCGACAGAAAGGTCAATGCGGCCGCTCGTGGCCCAGCCGGTATCCGTGTAGGTACCCTTGGCTTTCGCCTCGAGCTCCATACGGTCCAGCCAGTCAGAGCCTGCCAGCCACAGGGTCGGGCGCCCACCGAACCGGCGAAGCTGCCGGTATTCGGTGCGGAGCGTGTTGGCCACTGCCTGACTGTCACCGGTGGTGTCGCCAAGAGTGATCGCCACGTTCGCCCGGTTGCGCCACCAGGTGTTGGACACCTGGTCGATGCCGCCAACAACGGTTGCCGAGGTCGGATCGTCAAGGATGATCGACCGAATGCCCGGAACCTGCTTGGAGTCCTGGGTGCCATCCTTCCAGAACATATCGTTCATGCCGCGGTCGATGCCCTCGGCCATGTCTTCGATCTTGTCCTTCAGGATATCGGCAAGCCGCATCTTCTCAGAACGGCTCTTTGACGTGGCCGAGTCAATGCCGCCGTCGACGACGTTGATACCGGCCTCGATCATCTCATGCATGGTGAACGAGATACCACCGTGGATCAGCTTCCATGGGAAATTGAACTTCTTGATGTTCGCCGGGTTGGCGTACGTCACGGTGTCATCGTGTTCGAAGCCCTGGATGGTGGTAGTGTACTCACCCTTAACCCGCCCGGTGATGGTGTCCTTGCCACCGCCGAACTGCTTCTCGTTGGCCTTCATTGCCTTCAGGAGTGGTTTGTCCTGAAGGGTCTGGGCTCGAATGTTAGGCGTATCGAAGTGGAACTCGAGCATCGCGTTGGCGACGTTCTCGATCTCCTGTGCGCTAAACGGCATCGGTTTTTTCCTTCGTTACCGGTGCCCGGTTGCGTCAGCCGCCAAGTGCCATGTCAACCACGTCGAAGTGGTCTTTGGGCACTCGCGGAGCCGCCCCGCGGGGCGAAGCGCTGTCAGGTGTTGGTTTAAGGGCTCGGCCAACCGAGCGGAACTGCCCGGCAAAACTCTCGACTGCTTTCGCTTCTTCCTCCAGAACCTTCAACATCGACTCCGATGTCTCTGGTATTCCTTCGGCTCTCAACCGCAGCTCAACCCTGTTCGCAACCTCTTGGCGCTTCAATTGCCAATCGGGGTCGCTGGTCGACTTAACCTTATCCCATGCCGTTGAGGTATCGGCAGCTACGCGGGTCTGTTCGGTCAGTGCGTTCGACCTGTCAGACTGTTCCCGACGTTGCGTGTCGAGCGCTCTCTGCTCCTGCAGAACACTGGCTTGTGCCTTTGCCTGCGAAAGTTCGAACGCATGTTCCCGAGTGATCTCGCCCGTTTTGACCGCATCCCGGAGGTTTTCCGGCAGCGATACGCCGACTTTTTGAGCAAGCATCCCGTGAAGTCTTTCGACCACCTGGAACGCCTTAGCAGGTTCGTTCTCGATCAGCGCCGCGATCTGAATCGCGTTGGCAACATACTCAGGTTTGAGGTTTTGCTGCTGCCGGTAACTGTCGATAGTCGCCCACTGCTCGGCTGCGGGTTTGAGAGCGTCAACTGCCTCCCTCAGCCCCTTCCGCTGGTCAAGCAAGTGCTCGATCCGGCGCCGAGTACGCGGAGCTGCATCTTTCAGCTCGTCCTCGGTTGGGTCGTCAGGGAGACCGTCCTCGGCCTCAACTTTCTGGGCTTCAGGTTCTTTCGACCCTGCTTCCCCACCATCGTCTCCCGAGGCCGGCGGCTCCTCGGTGCCGAGGGCCTTGTCGACAATGCCAACAAAGTCCGGCTCTTTTTCGCCTTCAGCGGGGGACGATTCCGCAACTTGTGCGTCCTTGGCAGGCTCCGCGGGGGACGATTCCGCGGGAGTTACGTCCTGAGTTTCCACGGTCGACGATTCCGTGACTTCTGCGTCGATACCTTCTTCCGGCACACCAGATCCTTTCGGTTTGTCGGATTTTGCTCTCACATAATCCGGCAAAACGAATCAGTTTGCAAGCCCTGATTTCGTGTCAAGGAAAATCGAACCCCACGAAGGCCTTTCAGCTGTCGCGGGGCTCTATAGTCCAGTGCCGTTTGCAAGCAGTGACGAACGCTGGCACACTTTTAGCTGGTCAAGTCACCGCCGGGTTGGGTAAATCCTGGCTGGGGAGTGGTAGACGGCGCGGAACTCGCCGGCGCCCCACCCTGGCCGCCTTGCGCGGCGGGAACCGAGCCGTTCGGCGGCGGAGCAGCGCCGGCAAGTTGGTTCTGTGCCACTATCGACATCGCGCCGGCCTGGTACAGTTCGTCAGGGTCTAGGTCCAGCAGTCCGGCATATTTCCGTGCCAGGGGCTCTGGCGATACGCCGGGGAGTTGCAGCAAGAGCGGAGCGCCGCGTTCCAAGTTCGCAATTTCTGCCGCTTGGTTCGGCCGTCCACTGGATCCGGCCCTGATGTCGAGCATTAGCTCTTTGGCCAGCTCCAACCGGCTCGGGGGAGCGTCCGGCCACACAGCGCCGGGGCCGGCAATCTCGATAACCATTTCCTTGGACATCTCCATGAGCAGCACAATGCCACCGGCACGCGCCAGATCCGTCAAAAGCTGATCGAGATCGTCTACATCTGCGGCCACGGCCGACGTGCGGCTGCCCTCAGCAATGGAACTCTCGGTCGCGGTAGCACCGGACAGGCCGCCAAGGTTCGCTTCCTGCGCACCGACGGTGCGCAGCAAGTCTTCGTTGATGCTGGCGGTCTCGTACAGGTTTTGGTCAATCGGAGCGGCTGGGCCGCGCTGAAGCACAGCGTCAACAGATTGATTGTCCTGCAGCGCCTTGACTTCGATAAGCTCGAACGCAGATCGGTTCTGCATCCTGTTCTTCTCGTCGTCCTCGAAAACGCCGGCGCGAGCAACATAGTACGGCCGCGCCGCAATGCGGTGTTCGCGCAAACCCTGCCTCGCCCGGTTGTACTCGTCCTGGATATGCCGAGCGCGCCAGGCGTCGGACGCCGGGAACAGTTCCGTCTCGTGCTCCACCTCGTTGAAAACCAAAGGGAAGATCGTGTAGAAGCGCTCCAGAAACACCGGCGGCAGTTCAGGCGCCTTCAGATAACCATCGTGACCTTCGCAAATCGTGACAAACATGCCGCTGATCCGGTCTTGTATCTCGTAGACACGAATAGCGCCCTTGTCGCCCTCCATGTCGGATTCAAGGTCGAGCGCCTTGATTGCTTGGGCGCGCTTTCCCTCGAGCTTAACATCATACACCTCTTCGATCTGGCGCTCGGTCAAGAAAATTTTCTCGGCGAGCCACTTCGCACCAGACAGCGTTTTAAGGCTGTCACAATCAGGGTCAATGATAATCCTGGTCGATTTGGGGTATGAAAACACGATGCCTTCGCGGACAAGCGGAATCTGTTGCTGCAGCCCGTCAACTGTGGACTTCAACTCTGCCATGTCGGCGGAATCGTTCTCAACATCGCCGCGGTTGACTTCGCGAGCGAGCTGTTCAGCGTGCGCTATGTGCTGCGTGTTGTCTTGAATGCGCTCGTCAAGCTCTGGCGTGGGCTCGAACTCGCGCTGGAACCCCATCTTGACATAGCCAACGCCGTTAACTTTCGCGCGCCGAACCAACGCTTTAAGCTGCTTTTTCGTGCCAAGTGTCTGCTCGTCTAGCACGTGATCCCAGAGGATTTCCAGCGTTCTGGCAGTGCGGTCGGCGAGCAGATTGTAGTTCTTCGCTGCCTGGATGTCCTGAAGCAGCAGTGTGGCCTGCTCGACCGCCACCGGGTCGCCGGTCTGCGCCTGCAACAACGCGGTCTGCAGCGTGTCCATGGACCCGTCCCACACTTGATGCAACATCAACTGCTTGCGGGTGACGGATGCCTTGGGGTTCTTTGCGTAGAGCTGAGCAACCGCCAAATTGATGTGGCGAGCGATGATCGAAACCGTGTATTTATCGCTCTCAGCCCACGCTTTGTTACCACCGAACGCCACCAAGTCCATAGACTTCCGCATGCGCTTGAACGCCTTGCTGTGGACCTTCTCGGCCCGCATAATGCGCTCGAGCCAGCGGGATACGTTCTTTTTTTCATCTTCCGGAATGCTGAGATCAGTAGACTCCGAGACTGCGTTCTCGGAACTCTCCTGCTCAACGCCGTCAATTTCGTCATGCTCGCTCATTCTCACCAACCCTCGTTGCCGGCCAGGCGCTTGCCTCGCTCCGCTTTTTTCCTGGCGCTGCGCATGATCCACTCGATCGACCCGATCGAAACGACATTTGATTCGTCGTTCTCTGTCGAGTTAGATGGGCCGTGCAACCTCAGCAGTCCTTGACCAATATGCGCTAACCAATCGACAAAGTCATCATTCGCTGCGTTCGGAAACCGCAAAAGTTGTGCTTTGGCCCGCGCCCACCACGGCGCTGAGCGCGGAAAACGCACTTTTTTCATAGCCATACGGCCCTGAATGGCTCTCGCTCGCGTTGCTTTGTCTTTGGCGGGTCTCACGGGCGAAAGCGTCGTGTAGGTTCTCTCCTCCATCATGCGCTGCTTGAGAAACGGGCCGAAGGACTTTGATATCAGTTCATCTTCCATCCACCACAACTGCGGTTTGTGCGTCTTGAACTGAAGTAGCAGTTCATCTACGGTTTTATCCGTTTCCATCCGCTCCCACACGAGGCTAGGGAGAACCCAAACGTTATCATCCTTATCAACACCGATGCACCCAAGGCAGGTATAGTCTCGGCCCTGCTTGACGCTAACTGCGTGGTCAGACGCGCCGAAAACACGAAGATCGTCTGGCAGCGGCAGCTCATGTGGCTCGTACTCGACGAGCCAGTCTTCCATGAAATACACACCTTCGTCCGGTGAAGGCTTACCCATGACCAGCGCGTCGAACGTTCGGCTGTCACCTTGGCGCCACTGCGCGAAGTGGTCGAGGTTCTTCTCCCGCGCCCACAACGCCGCCATCGGTTTGTCGCCGAACTGTTCGACCACGACCGGCGCCACAGGCTTCTGCAGCGTCAGTCCGAGGTCTTCTGCCATCTTGGGGTCAGTAACAACACCTGGCAGATTGATATACTCCCAGTGTTTCGAGATGCCACGGAACCGACCCTTGCGCTCCGGGTGGTCGTCGTCGCACAGACGCCCGAGCAGATCATCTTCGTGCCAGCGAGTATGCAACACGATTATGGCGGTCTTGTTGCCGCCGCGGGAGTACGCCACCGAGAAAAACTTGTTCCATAGCTTCTCTCGGTGCGTGTCGCTTTGCGCTTCCTCGTCGTCCTTGATCGGATCATCGATGAAAAAATACTTCGCAGCGCGGCCGGTAATCGTGCCGCCAAGACCGGTCAGCGCGATCTTGCCTCCGAGCGTCGTTCGCATGAAGGTCTTGGACTTGCTGCTGGGGTCGAGTTGCACCGCTGGGAAAACCTGGCGGTACGCCGCGCTTTTCATCACGGCAAGAACTTCGTCGCCAACCTCGCCGGCACGCGTTTCGTTGTAAGTTGCCATGATGAACGGCGCCGTCGGGTCGTTGCCCATCAGCCACGCAACGCCCATGACTGGCAAATGCATCGTTTTTCCGTGCTGAGGAGGCATTGACACTCCGGTGCGCTGGCGCTTACCGGCCAGGGTCTCTTCTATGATCCTACACAGCTTATCACCCTGCGGCGTGCGTTGGTAGAGCGTCTTGTCGGTGTTATCCGGATCGTTCGGATCCGGCATCATGAGCGCGATGAACTTGGCCAGGCTCGTCTTTGCTTCCTTGATCGCCAACAGCCGTTTGGCGACGACGAGCCGACGCTCCAGCGCAACAACCTCGCTCGGCTTCATCTCGTCATCGTCAAAAACACTGGCCGGATCCATTACGCCCTCGCCATTCCGGCCGATATCCGCACGCGAGGCAACTCCGGTTTCTTCAGATCAGTCAAGATGATCGGCTGCCGCTCACGCAACCACCAACGGCTGTGCAGCAAGTAAAGCCACTGCTGTGGCGGCTCCACGGCCACACGGAGGTCATCCGCGTACTCGCTGACACCGATCACGCTACCATTCGCCAGGATCGGCAAAGGCCCGAGATATGGGTTGCCGGTAGAGTGGTAGTGCCCGCCCTGAACCAGATCCGGTCGACGATCGACCGATCCTTGCTGCTCGATGATCTTCTTGGCGCCGCGAATTATGGGAAGCATTGGGCCAGCAAAACCCTGCCCTCCGCGCGTGCCAATTTTGTCGAAGTGGGTTGTGAGCACTGTCCGCCCGAAAACCGGCGTGATCTGATCTTTGGACTTGCCAACCTGGAACGTTACCCGCTTGTCGTTGGCGAAGTGCCGCGCCAGCATTGACGCGATCAGCATGTCATAGCTGAGAACTGCGTAGTTCTTCGCTGTGGGCTTGACCGTCGATCGGCCATGATTACCGGGCACCGCCACAACATGAACGACCGGGTATGCTTCGAGGAGCGTATTGACGCCGGCAATCAACAGCCCGAGAACGTGTTGTACCTGCTCGTGGCTGGTGAACGCATTCGTAATACGCAACTCTTCGTGGATGTCACCACTGATCATGTCTCCGGCCAGCGACAGCAACACGCCTTCCACCGCGCAATCCTCAGCCCAGCGATTGCCTATGATCGTCGCCGCGGAGAAATATCGGTGCAATCGTTCCGAACAAATGTCGGGGTTAAACTGGTTCACCCCGTTTATCTCGTCCGGATCGATGACTTCGCCGTCGTGAATGTCAGACACCAGACAGCCGATAACTGCCCGGCCCTTCCTGTCGCTGCGAGCGCGGTTTAACCAGTTCGGGATCTTTGTGGGTAGGTCACGAACACCGCCTAGTTCCTCTATCAGCCGCGCCAGTTTGCCTTGCTCCTTCTCCAGACGCTTAGCCTGACTGCGCCAAAACGATGAATCATGAACCTCAACAGGCTCCGGCGGTTCGACCGAGGTCTCCGGCACCACGCACTCGGCCGGAGCCGTCAGCGCCTTAAACCCCGCCTCCATAAGCTGACGCCGAGCCCTTGTGACTGTCTCCCTGTTAACGTCAAAATGCTTGGCCAGTTTGACCATGGATATTCTGTTGTCCAGCAGCCCTCGGTATATGTCGGTGCGTTTCTCAATCGTGATATTTGCTTTGGAAGCTCCCATGAAGCGCCCTTCCTTGCAAGCAGTCGGATCCGGCGGCGCCGAAACGCCGCCGGTAAAACTCACGGCTCGTTGGCGCAGATGGGTGCCGCGGGAGCGCGAGCGCAAAACGACGCGAGAGCCATCCAGTATGCCGGGTAACCGGTAGCCGTAACGTTGCCAGCAATGTCGACCGAATACGTTCCGGGCATTTCGGCCACACTCCCGTCGGCGCCATACTCACTGTGCAGAGCAGTCTCGCCAGGCTGGAGAATGGTGGGCGTACCAAACATGTCCACCAAGGGGCTGTCGGTTTTGCCGCTGTACCCGTGAGGGCTTCCGGTGAACCCGCCATCCGCCGCACATCCGGCCACAGTCAGCGCGGATGTAAGCAAGAGAATGCGCATCATGCCTCGTCCCCCTCTCCTACCTTCTTAGCAGGGCTGGTCCACGACAAGACCATCGCCACAAGAGCCATCAGGCCGCCGACGATCTCCTGAATAACGCCTTCATCGGCATACCCGCCTGCGACAAGAGCCGCACCAACGATGCCAAGCAAGTGGCGGGCTTGGCCTGCTAGTTTTGCACCGTGTTCCATGGTCAAGTCTCCTTCAGTTAAGGTGTAGTGCGGCTCCTCACGAACCCTCGAAAAAAACAATCCCTGAAACTCCGGGATCGGTTAGAATCTTAATACGGTTGATACTGACGTTAGCGTTGTGGATCGTGTCCCACGTGCGCCGCTGATCAACGAAGTCTACGGCGCGCATGAAAGCCGGGGCCGGAGTGTCGAGGTTTTCGATCACTGCTGCTACCTTCTTGGGGCCGGAGGCTGTCCCGTGGAGCATCATGTACGGAACTTTCACAGCGGTTCCGTTGCTGACGCGGGAGTAGTCAGCGGTGGCCTCGAACCACGTAAGCCCACCATCTGCGCTCAGCTGTACCAGAACACCGCTACCGCCCGAGAAAATCGCATCGTTCGTGGCGATGGTTAGCCGCTTCAGCCCGGTCACGTCGATCTCGTACGAACCAGTCGTGCTCACAGCGTTGAGCGCGAGGAAAAACGACACGCCGCCAGCCCCGCCACTGCCTGCCGGCCCTTGCGGCCCCGTTGGCCCCGCTGGTCCCGCTGGTCCCGCTGGTCCCGCTGGGCCCGCCGGCCCTACCGGTCCCTGCACTCCGGTCGCCGTGTATGGCAGACTGTTCCAGTCAGCCAATCCGTTACCGATCTTCTGCTTGCCGGTGTCCTCTTCCCAGCCCGGCTCACCAGCGGCAAGGATAGGGTTGGTCTGCGCCCACTCGGCGGCAGTGCCGCGAGCGAATTGAATCAGGTCGAAATCAGCCATTTACGTGGCCTCCATCAAGTCGATTGGTTGCGGAATACGTGAAGCTATGACGGCCAGCGTCAGCCTTGAGACGGCCAGATGGGCGCTGGGCGAAGGTGCCCCCGTTAACAGTACGCCTACGATTAGGCCGCCATGTAGCGCCGGGGACAGGACCAGATAGGATGGTTGCAGGCTTGTGGGCCACTATGGCGGCCCCGCTGGTGACGTTGGTCAGGATTCCGGGGATTGCTTGGGAGAGAAGCCAAGCTACCGGATCGGCTTCTCCCGCTTGGATTGCACAAGCGAGCGCTCCAGCAACGAAAGGGGCTGAAATGCTAGTTCCGTCTGCCGTGACAACCTGTCCGATTTGATTTGCGGCGGAGCATTGAACTCCGGGGGCGTGGAGATCAACAACGCCCCCTTGATTGGAGAAGTCTGCTCTTACGCTGAGTTTGTCATGGGCTCCCACCGTCACCACGTTCGGGTTCATCGCTGGCCATACGTTCACCGTGAAAATCGCGCCCAGCGTAATCGAGTCGTTACCGGATGATACCACAACTATGGCCCCGAGCGCACGCAATCTGTCGATCACTGCAATTGTAGGATCGCCCAGCCCCTGCCCGGTGATGCTCAGAGAGGCATTCACCACTGGTGTAAGAGCAGGAGGATTCGCCTCGATGTGATCGGCCACCGCATCAAAGGCCGCGAGGATAGAAGTCAATGAACCAACACCGTTTCCGTTCCATGCCGCCGAGTTGAAAAGACCTGCATCGGGCGCGACACCATAAGCTGTACCGCCAGCCCAGCCCAGCGTCAGCGTGCCGTGCTGGGTCGCTGCGTCGAGCGGCAGGCCATCTGGATTGTGGATCACCTGCGCCCGTCCACCAAGATCAGGCGTTGCCGGATCGGCCAGCGTATCCACGCTGTAGATGCGAACTCCAAGCCCTGTAGCGTCTCGGTCATATGCGGTTAGATCGTCCCGGTGCGAGATGTAGGCAGGCCCCCACTGGCCCGCCGCCAAGAGATTGAGTGAGACGTTCAGCAGATCTTGCCTAATCGTTGCCTGATTGAGGTCGCAGCAGGACGCCACGCCTTCCACGCCCTCGATCAACTCCTCCCACGCGGCAGGTGCCTCGACCTCCACCCGGCGCTCTGTCGTGCCTGTGGGTGTTACCGCGCCAAGCAATGCGAGATCAGCCAGTGTCTGCTGTAGATCGGCGGTGGCGGCGATATTGACGAGATGCCTCAAGCGCCGTCTCCTGCCGGTGCGGGGTCAACATTCTCCCAAGCATCGCCAGCAGCCCCTATGCACGCCATGCCGTCCGGCTGCGTGAATAAAAACGTCCAGGTGCCGGTTTCCTCGAAGACAAACACTTCGACTACCAGGCCCCGCGCGTCCATGCCTCGGGATCGAACCGTTTCGCCGTACTTTTCGCCAAGCTGCGCAATGGCGACTTCCCTCGGGGCGCACATCGCCTGCGCATTTACTACTTCAGGCATTGAGAACAGAGCAACCAACACCACCGCAGCAACAAGAATCACTCTCATGTCTAAGTCCCTTTCCTTGGAGGTTTGCCCAAGAGCGCGATGCGCGCCCACTCGTATATCCGGATAATGCCCCAGACGATCGCCAGGAGTGCTGCTACGCTTGGAAGCAAGTCGGCAAGAGTACCGACAACAGTGACGGCAGCCATGCCATCTCCTATGTCTCCGATGGGGCCGCGGGTTGTCA